GTGAAGGAAGATTGGATTGAAAGCACTTGTTCCTGTCTTTGCATTGACCCATTGTTTATGGTAAAAATTACCAACTCCGTTAGGAGTAGAGTTGATAATTGCAGAACCACCAGTGTTGATTGTAGACTGTGCAGAGGCCCAAATTTCCTCAATGTTATCAATGAAGGCGGCCTCGTCAATAATGAGGAGTGAAAGAGCTTCTGAACGAGCGGCATCAGCAGCAGCTGAAACGGCTTTTATCTGTGAACCATTCTTGAAACGAAGTGAGAGTTTGTTATCTTCTACTACTGCAGTTTTCAACCACGATGGAAGATTATCATACATAACTCTAACCTTCGTTACAAGATTCTTTGCAGTTTCTTGTTTGGTAGCAATGACGAGAATGTTTTGATCACTTTGAAATAACATCAACCAAAGAGAATAACCAGCAATAAGGGTAGAGATACCCAACTGACGAGACTTCAAACAAATGTTATATCTGTGGTCTTGGAAATCACGAAGTACGTCTTCCTGAAAGTTCCATAGTTCAAATAGGATTTTACCACGAACGGGGTGTTGAATTTTAGCATATTTTTTCATAAAGTATACCGGATTAGCGGCACACTTTACATACTCTTCTTTGATTATATCACGTAACGTTTTATTTTGTTGAACCATTAGAACACCAGTCCCAAAATGATTGTTGCAACAGTTGCACCACCACTAAACCACAACCATTTATTATCATACCACTTTGGCATCATAATTTCAATTGTTTCACGGAGTTTCTTATTTTCTTGTTCCATCAGACCGATAACTTTTTGACGATTATCAAGTTGTTCTTGGAAAATAAGAGCTCGTTGTTTGTGTGATGAAATAAGAGTATCTTGTGTTGTTATAACTCCATCTTGCCAACCAATGGTATCTTTTTGCCAGTGAAGTGTATCTTGTAGTCTTTGAATTTTGTTAGCAAGTTTTAGAATATCACCCTTTGGTAAACAAAGAACGGAATCTTTGGATTGACCATAAGAAAATGTATTTGCAAGTAAGAATAAAATTGGTAATATCCATTTCATTTTAGTCCTTTATAAAATCATTCAAAAATTCAAGTGCCTCGGTTGGTGTTTGTTTTGGTGGTTTTGGTGGTCTTGGAGTTGGTGGATGTTTCTTCAATGAATCCAATCTCCTCTCACCATCAGCAATCTTTACACCCAACTGATCAGCAATAACAAGTAAACTATCATACTTTTGATGATACTTGGTTACTTCCACACGAAGTGAATCAGCAATTCTCATGTTTTCTGTTACTCGGTCATCGACCATCATAGAAGAATAAATAGCCATACCAACACCACCGATGGCGATTACTGGTACTAGGATATTCATAATAATGTTCTTTATCATTTACTTACTCGGATTTGTTGATACAAATTTCGCTTTACCACGTCTTGTTGAACCGTGTTTTCTTTTACGAGTTACAGCACTTTTCTTTTGTTTAGAAGACATACGATAGGCACGACCAGCAGGAACACATTTAGGATAGGCACGTTTACCACCCTTACGTTCTTTTTTACCAGCGGATGCACCACAGGCAGGATGACCTCCAGATTTTGTTTTACGAGATATGTCAACCCACTTTTCTTTAAACCATTTACGAAGACCACCTGAAGGTTTCTTCCCTTCTGTAAGAACTTCGCGTTTGTATTCACGTAAGACTAATTCTAATATGTGTTTTTGGCATGGTGTCATAGAAATAAATATCAACAAGGTTTAGAATTTTCTGCTTGTTTTTTCAAACCTTCAAGAGCACCTTTTAGTTTGTCACCTGCCTTCTTTGACATACCATCTGGATCCTTTTCAATTTCGGCTTGTTTTTTCTTTTGATTTTCAGAACCCTTTGAATCTTTCCCACCAAGTATACCTGGAAGGTTTATATTTGGAAACGGAATACTCAACATTGAAAACCACGGAATTGGTGGACCAGGAATTGGTGAAGGAAAGAATGGTATTATTCCAAGATAAACACCACCAACTGTTAACTGATGGGTAATCAAGCTATTGTAAAGTTTACCGATAGCCTGAATTACCGTGTTTCCTTTTGTAAACGTTTTTGCCAAATCCGAATTCAATGGTGTTGGTAAACCAGGTAACAAAATTATTGCACCAGCTGTTGGTGCAATACATGGTGGCATAGGAGGGACGGGTGCCATACTTGCAGTAAGCCAATATAGACAATATCCCGTGGACATAACCAAGTATGCTATTTTAGAAACATCAATCAAATCAATTAGACCTTGAAGTTTCTTCATACATTTATAAACTTCTTTGAATACACTACCGATTGTTTCTAATAAATCCTTGAATATACCAGCGACCAAACTTTTCAATATTGGAGCAATAAATGCAAGAGGTGCCGGTAAAGCAGAAACCAATCCGTCAATTACGCCGTTTACACTTTTTTGAATAGTCTTTACTAAATTTTTTGCACCATTTTGAGCCGCTTCTATTGCACCACGTATAAATTGTATTACCTGTGAGACAGTTGACTGTATTTGTCCACCAAAGAAATTTATATCGAGGCTAAGTTGGATAAACGTTTTTAGTATTGTTTTATCCGCATTTAGAAGTGGTGCACCGAAAGGGGTTGTAGTTTGACCTATGTTAGATAAATGGTAAGCATTTGTCATTGCTTCAGCTGCCTCGGAACGAGACTTTGGCAAATGAAGTTGAAATTGAGGTGTAAGTAACGATTGATATAACGCCTGATTCATAGTTTATGTTTTATCTATTGCACCTTTACCACTCGAAGGCCATCCGAATCTACATGACCAATAACGGGCGGATGTTCTAGGTCCAGGAGTATCACAATTATGTCTTGCACGGAATGACTTACGTCTTGCAGCATTAGACTTCTTTATTTTCATTGTCTTCTTACCGCCTTCACCCTTGTGTCCAAAGTTTACTTTGACAACATTACCCTTTGGATTCTTTACATACACAGAGAATTTCTTTGGGCCACCTGGAGTTCTGAATGGTTTACCTAATGATACTTTACGTCCACGGTATTCGGCTTCACCGAGGACTTCTGTTGTTGCCTCTTGAATACCAAAGTGTAATTCTGTGATTTTACCACACTCATTTGTTTTATATGATTCAAGACGATAAACAGGATTATTGACCGTTGTTGACTCATTACGATAACCACCACCGGCAGCTTTATACGCTTTTACAAGTGCGGCCGAGGCATAAGCACTCGGCCATACTTTGAATTTTTTCTTTATACGTGACTTTACACTACTGTATAATTTTTTATTAGTAGGTACTGCACGTTCTATAACAATAGATTTTGACATAGTTATTGTCCCTTACGTGAAAACTTCTCTGCGGCTGCAACACCGAGACCAACAATGATAATATACATCAAACCTTCAAAGATAAACTCTGTGATTTGAAATCCCCAAAAAAGATTTGCACCCCATGTAACTAACATGGCAAGTACACATAAGAATGTAACAACTCGTTTTGATGAGACCGATCCGTCAACATCTGAAATCATTGAAGCCAATCCTGACTTTAGTTGTTCAATCACCATAGTTCTCCAATTTCTGAATAAAATCTTCACGAAACTTTTGAAACTCATCTTCAATCTTCTGTAAGAGTTCCTCTTTTGTTTTACCGGTGTCCCATTTTTCAACGTCACCAAATGAATTTACAAATTCTGTTCTTGAAAGTTCTTCTGCAATTACATTTTTATCCTTTTCAGCTTCTGCCAACCACGCCATTGCATTTAGTTTCATTTTTTCTCTTTCATATTCATCCCATCTTCCTTCTATCCTTATCTTATGTTCCATTTCTGTAACACAGTCAAGGCACATACCGTGTAACGCCTTCATTTTGTTATCAACATTCTTTGGCATATTACACGTACAAACTTCTTTCGGGCAATTCTGAAACGTATTGAGATAACCGTGAAGGTCTTGTTGCCAATCCTTTCCTAACTTTATTTTATACCCTTCTTTCTGTTCCCACTCATTACCATCTTCATCCTTCCATCTATCACCAACACTCCTTGTTATCTTTTCTTCCGGTTCTCCCGTATATCCCGTTTGAACGGAAGTTTGAGAAGTGTGTTCTCCTTTTAGAAGTTGTTTGACATCGTTTACACTGTCAATCTTTACCATATACCACCATCGAATAAATGAAACTATTTACTATAATTATGTCTTGAATTTGAAATAACCCAATAATTGGTTTATCGGAGCAAATGCACCCGTTAGTTTATATGTCTTACCGTTGAATGTAAACACAATTCCTTCCAATGGAACTATTGAGTCCATACCACCGGCAGCATCAATTCTCTTCAATTGTTTTTTGAGAACGTTTATATCTTCCAACTTTTTAGAAGATGAGAGAGTTTGTATTGCATTCTTGACATCCAACTTCATTTGACTTGTAGTTTTCTTTGGATCTATTGCCATTACACTCTGAACATTCTTTAGAACTTCTGCGCCAAACTCTAACACGAGTAATTCAAACGGTTGAACATTCTTTTGCATTTGTTCTTGGACTTTCAGTTTATCCGTATTCTTTGCCCAAGTCAAAAGATTGCCGTCAGATATATTTGTACTGTTTAGGGCAAACGACTTATCATAAAATGCCCATCTTTTTACAAGTCCTTCCATTGTCTTCTCATCTATCGTCAGACCAGCTTCTTTTGTGTTCTTTTTGATATACTTTTCCCACCAACGTTGGTGCCATACACCAATAGTGTCAGTATCTAAACAATTCATCTTATTCTGAAGAGTTGTTAGTTTTGTTACAAAGTAATTCAGTCGTTGATTGAACTTTTTAGTCTTACCAACCACGATTGATTTTGGTTTGGTAATGCTAAATGTTTCTTGTGAATGTGCATTTACTTGTTCTATCATTCCGGCTAAAACTCTTGCATAGTCAGGATAATCTTCTATCTTTTCACCTTTATCATTATACAAAGAAACTCCATGAAAAACAATATAAGCACCGTCATAGTTGATTACATTTGCACTTTTCGGGTACATAATTTCAAGATTCATCCAAGCTTTACCATCTTGAAAAATCTTCTTTTGTTGGTTTAGAGTTAGTTTTTGAATTGCCTTTTCCAAATCAGAGAACGCAAATGTAAATGCCTCTTCAATATTACCACGACCACCAAACTTCGTCTTGATACTTTCATAATCCATTCCACCATTCTTGATGTCACCTTTATTTCTGGCAGCATATAGTTTACCTTTTCTAAATGAAGCAAAAAGATTTTGACCGTCTAATTTTTCTGTTGGTTTTCCTGTTGTTGTTATTTCACCCGATAATCCAAGTCGGAACATTTCTTTCATGTCACCAAATGTAAGACCGAAGTCTTCAAATGGATGTGTCATGTGTCCTGCTGCACCACCTTCTTTTAGAAGTGGTTTATCTTCCTTAGCAACTTCTGTAAATACTTCATTCCAAAATTCTCTACGAACTACTGAAAGACGTTGGCCTTCTGGTTCGTCGGCTTCTGGAAGAAGATTGATTTTGAATTTCTTTGCAAGTTGAACGATAACAGGAATCATCAACATAGTTCCTGGAATTGGTATCGCGGCGATAGCACCAAGACCAGCTAATTTGAAAAGGTCTTTCATCTGCTTTCTAAATATAACCTTCTCACGGTCACTAATTGAACCCGTCTTTGTGAACTTTTGTATTATTGGAAGGAGGTCTTTTGTATCCCCGTATTCTTTTTTGATAATACCAAAGAATAAATCAGACTGAACTTGAGACATATTTAGGAGTGCCCTCATCCATTCATTTAGGTCTTCTTTTAGTTTACTACGTTTTGTATTCAACTTACTTATTACCAAGTTGAAAATGCCAGCATCAGACCAACCAAAGATTTGTTTGAAACGGTATCTCAATTCAGCCAACTTTGCATCGTTATCTCCGAGTGCCTTACGAATATTTGTTCCTGACATTTCACCGAATGAAGGTATGTTGTATGAAACGTGTGGTGCATAAACATAATATGTGTAAGGGTCTACGAGATCTTTTGCAGGGATGAAAGTTGTTCTGTTGTACGCCATAAGACGTTTGAAACCTTTGAGTCTTCCCTTATCTTTTTCACCAATCATGTAAACTATTGAAGTAGTTTTTGGATCTAGTCCTGTTTTTTCAAAGAATTCTTGTGGATTGTAAGGACTAACTATTTTTACAATTTGACTTGACGGCACTCCGTGTTTTACCATTATTCGTTTCTTTTCTTCAAAGTTGAATGGAGATTTTTGTCCATCTACTTTATCAGAAGTAACGATGTAAGTATTTTTATCACCAAACTGTTTTTTCAACCACATATAAGCATCTCTGTGATGAATACCCATCGGTTGAAAACGACCAGGATATACAGCTACAATTTTTCCTTTATTTGAATCTTCTTCATTAAAGATTTGGAGTTTTAGCTCTTTGATTATTTGTTCTATAAGTCTATTCATATTTTTACGGTTTAGTTGGCCAAATTATGTTGAAAGGATCTTGTTGTGATATAATATCTCTTAGTTCTTGACGATATGTTTGCCATTCTATCTTCTTCTCTTCTGAAATCGGTGAGTCAGATAACTGTGTCCAATCTGATTCTAATAGAAGTTCATTTCTTTGAACTCTTATGTTTTCCCACATTTGATTTGTTTCTTGTTCTAGTTCCTGTTGTGTTTTTTCTCGAACTTGTTCGTACTGAACTACTTCGATTCCTTCAATAACAAACGTCTGACCCGTCACAATACTGTTGTTTGTTTTATTTGGGTTTGGAACAAAACGAACAGGAAACCATCCATAAGAACGTAACCTTTCGTCGTCTAATAGATAAAAATTAGAAACGTCTACCCAATTTTGTGGGAGTGGTCTTGGATAACCTTTTACTTCACCATTTTCAACTTGTATATAATCCACTTAAAATACCTCATAAACAAAAAGAGACATATTCTATAAATATGCCTCTTCGTAGATTACCATCAATAATACGACCCATCATCTATAACATCTTTCTTTTTTCGTAGAGCAGCAATACCTTGACCACGCCATTCTACATCAACAAGATCATAATATTTTAGTGTCATCTGGTAGTCGGGTCTGTTGAAGTCATGGATAAAAACAATTACATTTTCGTCTATAACTTCCCATATTGATTTTGCACAATACTTTCTTGCCCTACCATCAATCAGAATCTTTGTAAACTTCAATCCCTTTTCTTTTGGGTAATTGATGTAGTCCTTGAATTGTTCGTATCGGCAAGGAATTGGTTGTGGTGAATGTGCTGGTATATGATGAAGTTCGATGTTTGTTGCACCATAAGCATCTATTACCTTACCCAACGAATTTATCCAATCAATATCGTGTTCGATTGAGATTACCTTTGAAACGATACCCGACCAGTATAGAGTTGAGTTACCACTTCCCCATTCAAGAAGTGTATCATCGGGAGTTAGAAACTTCTCGATGAACTTATACTCCCACTCATTCATAAGTGGTCGGTATGACTCGAATTTGTTATCGGTTGTTATCATAGATGTCAAACACCTCCTTTACAACTTCATCAACTTCTGGAATGTAATCGTATAGGGTCTTTCCTTCTGGAATTAGATCAATTGTATCTGTGTGGAATTCCGTGTGACGAATTTCCAAATCGTCAAGGAGAAGTCCTTTACGAAGTGCCTTTGTCTTGTAGTATTGAGTTCCATTACGGAAAGGAAGAATATGATCTTCGTGTTTACACGTTGGAATCGTTACGATCCAATTATCGAACGCACCGGCAATATGAAGTGGTGAAGAATCGTTGGTAAGAAGACACCGAGAAAGAGAAATAAGAGACATCAATTCACCCAATGTTGTTAGGTCACGAAGGTCAATTCCGTCTTTTGGACATTGGATTGGAAGATACCCTTGTTTCTCATCAATTGTTTTACCAATGAGAACTACCGTTAGTTTTTCCGATAACTTGTCTACAATCTTTTGCCACCATTCTTGTGGGAGAGTTTTTGAAGGCCACCACTTACCAGCATGAACCACTATTGTTGGTTTGTCTTTCTTCTTACCTTCTAACAGATTGAGAACAGACATCGTATCATCGGCTTCCAACTTCAACTTGATTGTTTTTTCTTCGTTTGGAATTGTTCTTCTAATCATTGACATTGATGCAAAATCCGTCGGGTGGAAAAGAACGTGAGACATCTTGTGATCTGCTTGACCAATTTCTGGACAACTATGCATCGTTATGATTGCATCATTGATCCCTTTCCACTGATCGTAATTGTAAACAGGACACGAAAGATGTTCAAATAAACGAGGGAAATGAGTTACAACATGAATGTTTGCACCA